TGTGCTTATTCCACTAGCCTGAGTTATGAATTTATGGTCGGCACAGTAGAGGACGATATCGAAACACCCCTCAACTGTCAGCTTTTCATCAAGCATCTTTCCGATGGTCTTTGCCTTTTCCTTACCATCCGCATCAATCTCGGTATGGTGGAGAAAATAAACTATCTTGTCCTCGATACTCGATTCATTGATCGCATGAATGAGACCTCTGAAGTTCTGAGCAATTTGCAAAAATTTGTCATATCCTTTTTCGCTGGAGCGGTCGAACAGCTCATTAGCCAAAAGATACTGAGTGTCATCTATCACGATTGACTTATACTTGCTCGTTTCGATTACTCTCAGAAGCCATGCGTATCTCGCACGATGAAGGCTTGCATAATCCTTTACGCCCTCAAAGCTTGTCGGAATCCTTGCGACTTTAATCTGTGACTTGAATGGAAGACGTCCCTTTTCAACTGAAACAACTCCAACTTCATCGGGATTAAATCCCTTAATTGAGTACGTCTTGCCACTTCCTGACTTTCCCATCACTAGAACTGGTATCATTTTAAAATCCTCCCATTTCTGTAAATCTTGAGCACCACATATCGGCGAAATGAAGTATCTGTTGAAGCTCTGTCTCGTAACCCTGTAAACTCCTACCCAACGGAGTATATAAGCCGTTATGATAGAGAATAGCATGCTCCTCTTCGGGAGTAAGCTCAATGAACCTCTCAGCGATCACTATCGACTTGATTTCGTGGTCGATTCCCAACAGCTCCTTATTCTGAATATATGGTTTGCTTCCGGATATATTGCCATTTTTCAACAGATTAGGAATATAAAATGGCTTACCGTAGTCGCCCATCTTACCAAGGTCATGCAGCAGGCCTGTAATGATTAATGACTCCCAACTGATTAATGGCGCTATCTGCTTTGCGATACAGACTGCAGTATCTGCCACATTAAGCGAATGTCTTGCCAAGCCACCCGGCTCAGCCAGATGATAGCTACCCGAACATGGAGCTTCATAGAATCCGCTGGCTTCCATGTAATCAAGCAACTTATCCATTCCAGGGCGATTGATACTGCCCAAATAGTCCTTAATTAATATCTTCGCTCCCTCAATTTCCGCTGAGTTCGAAGCGGTTAAATCCTCGAATAACTCTTCCATTTTCTACCTCACTTTCGCATTCATCTATGTCCCAATATTTTCCTACCTCTTCACCCTCAACCAAGATGATAGTTACATTTTTATGGAGCATTGAGGGATATACCTCTCTAACTTCTCTGTCCGTAAGAGGTGAAAACACTCCAAGCTTTTCAGTACAAGCTGATATAGCTCCCTTAATGGTTCGGCTATACTTCTCCTTGGCGGCGATGTTTTCCTCAAGCCTTGCGATTCTGTCGCTAAGAATCTCTTCGTGATCCTTATTACCCTCCCATTTCTTCAACTGACGTTTCTTATCGTTCAAAGTCATGCGGTATTCACTCAGAAGCTTTTCATTATAGCCGAAATACTTCTTATAAGTGGCTATACGTTCGCCTAAAGCCGCATAGATTTCGTTATTCAGTTCGTTCAGCTTACTGGAGAAGTTTTTATTAACTTTGCCGCAGAAGAAGAAACCTGAAAGGCTGCCGATTTTAACCTTCTTTCCCTCGTAATCCTTAATGATTTCGCCCAAAGTGCTCATTTTCGTACACCTCCGCTTCTTTGATTAATTTGTTTATTTTTTTCGAAACCTCAATGGTATCATTAGTTGCCCAATTTTTGTTAATGAACAACTCCTTAGATGTCATGCTCGGATATGATTCACAAAGCTCTGCTGTTACATTTCCGTTAGGCTCGAATCTTAAGCTCAACGATGGCGCTCTCAGCATCTTCTGATCAGGAGTTAAATGAGCACTTACGAACGTACCTCTCCCAGTTGGTGAGGACAAACTCGTTAACGAAATGGCCATCCCTGACCTCTCACTAATCGCCTTGAGCTTACTCGCCAGTATATGGAGATCTATTAAGTCGATAGGGCTTAATTCTTTATTCATATATCTAAATCCTCCCATGGATTATAATCGATGCTCTTATTATATCTATCCTCTTCCTCAGATTCCTTACGTCTGTTAGCCTCTCGATAAGTATTGAGATAAACATATCCGTCATGCTCTGCGAATACTTCCTCGATGTCTTCACCATCAATAAGTACTTTCTCGTCATCGTAGCCTTTAGATTCTAATTCCTGAATCAATTCCTTAACTGTCATTTATTTTTTGCTCCTTTCGTGTTATAATGACAGTACCCTGTAATATGGGTACAAAAATAATAAATAAATGCTATCAGTAACCAAGAATTGAGCCTCTTCACGTCCGTGATGGGGTTCTTTTCTTTTACTCGTGGTCCTGATCTAATAGCACATAGTCACCAATCAAGCCAACCGTCGTGCAAATTACCGCTGTTGCAAAGTCCTTAGCGACCACTCCGAGCATCATTCCGATGAAAGCCATTAATGTAATCAGCATGACTATGGCTTCCTCTTTTTTGCTTAGCTTAATCATTCAATCCCCCTCCCTTACTGCTCATAGTAGATATAGATATCTGCTTCCTGTCTGCCAAACCTGATGCACTCAGCCGGGTCACCAAGGTAAATATCAATAATTCCTGTCCCCATCCTCTGTGCCATTCGGTCATGAACATAGAAACGGCCGTAACCATTAATATTAATCCACTTATGCCACAGATTCGGATCATTACTCGCTACCGTGAAACCTCTTTGCGGATATATTCCATCGGCACATGGTGAACCAGTCCACTCATAGGCTGACAGTTTCTTATGCTCGTAAAAGTAATAAGGCTTACTCTGTCGCTCCAGCTCTTCCATTGCTGCCTTTCGGTTTACTTCAAGCTGTGCCTTGATAGCCGTTACCGCTTCATCAAGCTTGGCTCTTGCGTTCCCCAGATCTGGCGGACAAGCAACCATTGTAAAAGCAATGATGAAGGCTAAAAATGATTGCATTTTTCTTTTCTCCTTTCCTTAAATTTTAACGAAAAAGTAAAGCCCGATTTCTGCGGATGGGATTTCTAATAGTTCGCTCCAATGTTCGATATCACCACGGCTGAACCCTGACTTATTATTCAACTTTGCTGATACCGTAACCGTAGATGAACCGAGTGCTTTCGTGAATGCCGAGATAGTCCCGAACTTCTCAACGATTCGCCCTCTCAACTTACTATAATCGTACATCTTTGATCTCCTTTCTGTTTTCCTGTGGTTTTCGAGTTACATGAAAATTTTAAACTTTTTAATAAAGAAAAACAAGTAAAAGTTTATATTATTTTAACTTTTCCTTTGACTGTCCTATTTATGGAACAGATAAGGAAGCGACCACCAAGCCGCTCCCCTCAATAGGTTATTCAGTTTTTAAAAGTCAACCTCCGTGAAGTCGATGGCATCATATCCGAGTAGGTCGCTGTCCTCCTTATCAGGGAAGTCATAGTGGATTCTAAGCTCAACCTGATATCTCTTGTTTTTTAAACTATACCATGCTTTAGCTACCTTAATCGCTTCCGTTACGCTCTTACCCTCATATCTAAGCTCTTCCAGCTCAGTTGACTTGAGGTCATTGCTGAGAGTGGTATCCCATACTTCGAAACATATCATCATCTTATCTCTGTTAATTCTCTCGTCATCCTCATAAGCAGCTCGAACAAGTAAGTCGATTAAGTATCTTGGAGCTTCAGCTGTGAACTTCTCCCAATTCTCAAGAGTTCTCATTGGTATGCCGTATTTCTTACCGAAAGCTGTGCGGTTAAGTCCTATTCTTTCTCTGGTATCCTGGATAATGTGCTTCATAGTTTCCTCTCTTTCTCCCTGGGCTTAACCCCTCAGGGTGGGTTTATGATTATGCTATAGCTTCAAGAGTAGCTATCTCAAGAGCCTCAACCTGTTCCCAGGTGTAGCCGTACTGGTTAACCAGTATTTCAGCTTTACTATGACAGTAGATAGAAGCTTCCATAGTAGGATGAGTAGTAAAGTACTCTACAGCTTTCTTGTAAGCTTCTACAGCCTGATCCTTAAGGAACTGGTCTATATCAGCCTTACTATTAAATATAACTTTGTCTATGTAATATCCTTTATATTTTTTCATATTGTTTACCTCCCTTAGTGGTGTTCTTTGTTTGCTTCTTACACCTATTTGGTGGAATAGTCAACTACTTTTTCACCAATTTGGTTATTTTTTAGCAATTAAAAAAGCACCCACAACTCCCGAAAGAGTCATGAGTGCCTTATTAAAAGAAAAGAGAAGGGTATCTCATTTTAACTTGATGTAAATCCCTTTACCCTGAGCGCATATCCATCCGCCGTCAGTCCTTACCCAAATTTGAGACCCGATTTTTTTAACTTCTCGAACAGTTACCAACGTACCTTTTCGGTGACTACTCCTAATTGAACCGTTTACCGGAGCATTACGGAAATTAAGTGAGCTCGCAGTTATCTCATAGACCGCATCGATAACATAGCCGTAGGACACGCTAGAAGCCTCATTTAAGCCATTTGACGTAGTAGGCTGAGAATTTGGAGCGGTCTTTAAGAAAAGCTCCCTCTCGGCTCTTCTGCGGTTCGTTAATCCGGCTAAAGCTTTGCCATTGATGCCCTTATTGTATAGGAGAATGCATTTAGCGATTTCTGCCCTGGTTCGGGATCCTGATTTCAGCAGATTTTTCAAGCTGCCTGATCCACAGTTAAAAGTGAAACTAACTAAAGCGGAGAACTCATTCTCGTTCCAATGGTAAATATGATCATAAGAGCTAACTGCCTTTTCAGCATCTCCGAGGTCTGATCTAAGGAACTCCACCGCCTGATCTAAAGTGATCCGCTGTCCCAAACGTACTCCGTTAATGTGTCCGAAGCCTATGGTCGGTATCCCAACTGGATCAAGGTAAGCCGTTAATCTACATCCCTCGAAGTTCTTGACGAGATTAAGTCCATCATCATTTATCTTCATTCGCTTCACCTCCGTATTCAGGCATACCGATAGATATTGATGTTAATATGCTAACTATAAATCCCATCAGTCCGGCTGATATAACCATAAGCCAGTTAACGTCATGGAGGAAAGTGGCCGAGGTTGTAATCACGGATAGCATTGACTGAGCTAAAGTCCTGATTCCTCTGCCGATAGCCATTTCCCACCATTTCTTATCTTTAAGCCATTTCATTTATGAATCTCTCCTTTCAATTCATCAATCCGTATGAAGGCCGTCTGTAAGTCACGTTCAACGAGTGATATGCGCCTGTCCATGTTAGCTAAGTCCTTATTAAGTGATTTAATATCTGCCCGTGTTTCCGAAGTGTCCCGACCAACTTGATCTAATTTAGCGTTCAGATTAATCAGTGACTCTTTCAAACTCTCAAATCTCGAATCCAAGTCTTGTACGTCCTTCCTGCTGTCCCTGTGTCCGTTTCTAAAATAAGTTAAAGATGTAAATATTAAAGCGATTCCCGAAATAAGATAGCCGAGTGAGTTCATGCGCTCACCTCCTTAGCTGAATCTGAGAATGTAAGTTACTTTCATAGTCTTGTCGGCTGTCTTGGTGACCGCTGAATCAAGGTTGTTAATCGTGGCTATGTAATCAACATCTCTAAAAATTATCCTAGCTGAACCGCCTGAGCCGTCGTTGTAACAGAAGCCTAACAGAGGGTTAGCAGTCGGTGCATAAAATGGAACTGAGTCGCCATTAGTTGGATATGCTGAATGAGTCACTGCATCGACTACAAATTTTCCTGTGCCTGTGAAGTTGTAGAATCTTTCACCATTAAAGCAGAAAATAGCATTAGTCACCGTCATATCAAGTTCATAATTATTCGCTGTGTTAGCAAGCTCTATAAGGTATTTATCTGCAATGATATGAGTTGGACTTATTCCAACATTACAGTTATTGAGGTTAACGTCTGTAAGTCCAAGCTGAGTGAAGTCTATTGTCTGCCAAGTGCCTGTTTTGGTCGAGCAGTTGAAGTCGAGTATATAAGCCACTGAACTTCTTCCGAATGGTGCTCTGACTGTAAAGAAAGCATAAATATGGCTGTTGGCTGAATAGCTTACGCACATCTTATCATTAGTGTTGCTCTTCATTGCTTCAGGAATAGTCAGAGTTATCGTTTCAATTACTCGTCTTGTCACTGGCGCTATCGTGTCCCTCACATCCTGAGAGGTCACTGGAAATGGAATAACATCAACAGCGAACTCCGTTACATTGTTCATGCTCTGAATAGCATATAACTTATTGCTGTTGTATCCGAATACTTCCTTGTCATTAACTATATATCCAACTGTAGTATTGTATTCGCCACGATTAACGCTGTTGGTCTTTGAGCCACCTGACTTATTACCAATGCCCCTCATGCCCTGATATCTACTCGTCAGGCTGACGCAATTAATAGTTCCATTGCCCTGTGATGTAGTCCAGTCCCAAACCATCTTAAAGCTTCCATCCTGTTGCCAACCAGACTCTACAGCGTTCCACGAACCCAACTCAGTCGGTGCTTCGCTGTTGAGAATTTCCATCGCTCCGTTCGCTGTCATTCCAATACCAGCTGGAACTCTTACATTTGTTGCCTGTTCAGTTAAAGCTGTATCAAAGAGCATCACTCCACCGAGTAGATACTTAATGATATCACCTCTGATGTAGTTATTAAGTGCTGTTGGATTGGTCATTCCGCCCTGAGCCATGAAGTAAGTCAAGGCATTAGTTACCATATTATCATCTTCCCAGTGCTCTACTTCACCAGTCTTGATGTTCTTTAAATCAATAAGAGTATGACCTTTAATCATTGATTTCCTCCTCAACTGGTCTGATATAGCTGTCGAGCTTACAAACCTTACCCTTATCATTAATCAGCGCACATACTACTTCACTGACCTCTGCATTAGCTATCGCTGAGGACATAGTGTAATGAAATGCCGATAGTGCATCATTTGAGTTGGGGTAGTTTAAGAAGCTTCTAATCTTCTCGCCGTTTACAGTCTGAATAGTTAATAAATTCATTGTCAAATCCTCCTTAAGCTAATCCTAAATAGTACATCTTACCTTCAGCAGTTCCACCATTACGGCTGTCAATTCTAAGAGTAACAGCTGAGGTCTTTGTGTCAGATAAACCAATCGCAACTTCATTATGATTGTTATCTGTAAGATATGTGAAACTAATATACTTGAGTCCAGTGTAATTAGTAATATCAAGTGGTGTCGTATAAGTCTGGTCTCTGTATCTCACATTAAGTGTGATGTAATCATAATCGGTCACATCTATGGCTTCATTCGTGACAGCATAAGATGTGTAATTACCACCACCAACCCTTAATGAAATGTTATCGCTATTCTTTGTAGCTCCACCAACACCTGCATCCCAAGTCACTCCCTCAACACCATAGTTATAAAGAATATAATCGTGTGTGATTGGGCTTCCATTAATGAGCTTCCACTGATTAACGATATAAAGCCAAGTACCAACTAATTCGTCACTAGAATTGAGTGCATAATACACATCACCATCACTTCCAGCTGTTTCAGGATTATCATATCCGTATGAGATTGAAGAACTTTCGCCACCTCCACCGCCACCGGTCGCTGATGCGGTTGTTCGCTCCCATTTTGAAGCATTCCATGTTCCTGTGACATTATTTTCTTTACACTTATACATCAACAGCTCATACATTACCACATCGCCTGTGTTGTAGGTCTGCGTTGAATCATAAGCTGGTGCTAATGATATCTGAGTGGAGTGCATGATATCATCAATTGTGTTCATATTAGTGTTGATTGTCGCCACGTCAGCTATTTCAGAATAGCTTGGTTTTATCAAATTATAGTTATCTGTGTATGTTGCCATAACATCTCCTTTTCTTTAGCATCGTGAGTGATCCAGTTTAGCACCAAACCACCCACGAAAAATGAAGGAATAAAATAAACAGTTACCTAATTCATTACCATGTGTGATTATCCTTAACATCTGCCCATGACTCATCATCCTTGAGCTGTCCCCAAGTAATCTGCTCATCAATAAGTGATGTTTTATTTACATACATGATAGCTTCAAACGTATCAACCTCAATACTATCAAGGTTAACCGCTGTGATGGTATCCTCAACCTCAATGTCATGAGGAACAATAACCTCACTTTCAACTTCAGCTGTGAATGTATCAACTCCGATACTATCAAGGCTAATCGCTGAGAGGGTATCTTCAACATCAATATATCCATCCCATGTTCCGACTGCTACGAGTCCCTGTCCCCAAATCGTGCCACGAGCCGATTCAATCGGAACTGTTAACGTGCCACCATCTGAGTTGAGTAATACCTGCCACCTATATAAGGTATTAGGTTCAACATCAATCACATAGTACAAGCTAATGATGTGCTTACCGTCTTCGCTCCATGTTTCAGTTGGCTTATAATCCTGAATCACAGCACCATCAAGTCGATAAGTAATCTCGCCGATAAGCTTATCAACGTCAACATCTGCATCGACTAGGATTTCGCCCTGGAATGTGACCTGCTTACTCTCAGCCGTTGTGAACCTAATATATATCAGCTCTTTTGCCTGACCATCACCGACCACTACTTCCTCGGCATTCTTAAACGTATAAAACTGAATAGTATTCTTATCGGTTCGGCTGAGTAATCCGCTAATATCCTTATCGACCTTATTCCTAGCTGTGGCTAAGGTCGGATTCTGTCCGAAGCCTTCGACTTGGTATCCAGTAGCGAAGTTGTATTCGTACCACATGATGCAGCATTTCGAATTGACTGCGATGCCATCCGTGTTCCTGATCACGTCACCGAGGTCATAAGCTGGAGTATTAAGGTACCCCGTTTTAAAAGGTACATAAGCTATCACCTTAAGCTTATTAAGGATATTAAGAGCCATCTGCCGCTTTACTGAATCCGTGCCGTATTGCATGAACGGATTTGCCCCGAGGTTATATGTTAACTTATCATCCTGTCCGTCAGAAACGTAGTTATACCTCTGCGAATCCGTATCTGTGTAGCCTACTCCACTGTATTCGGTTACAAAGTCCGAAAATGACGAACCTTGAAATCTCATTGAATCATCGAGAGTCATTGTTTCTGTGCTTGTGTACTCTCTTAAGTAAAGCTTTCCATCTCTTCCGATAGTGGCGAATGTTGCCAAGATCTGAGCTAACCAATAAAGTACATCTCTGTAGGTTTCACAGTCATTTTCAGAATATAACGAAATCGTCTGCGTTCCGTTCGCTAAGCTTTCCACTTGAGCTTGAGTCATTCCGAGAGTTACTCCACAATCATTACAAAGTAACCTCAATATCGAAAAAGGTGAGCCGTTAGTAGTTGAAAGCCCGAAAGTCTTATCAAACTTTACCATGTTGTCATAGGCGACTATCTGAACACCGTCATCAGTGTGATTGGCTTCCGCAACCGTGAAGACTCCGAGAGGAACATACTCCCAAGTATCTTCATCAACTTCCATACCTTCCGAAGCTTCAATCACCGCTCCATTCCAGGTATTCCGTTCGATTACTCCACTCGCTACCGTCATTTTAAGCTCAGCACAATAGACTGAGCCAATCTGAACGATATCTGACTCCGAGCACTGATTCGTGATGGTAAATGAACCACCGACCACCACCGAATCAGGATACTCCGTGCCGTCAATATTTAATTTTAATTTATATTTCTGCGCCGGTGATGTCAGCGCATCCATATAATCCTGAGATACGTTATACATGCGCTAAATCTCCGTAAATGTTGGAGTAACTGTCCATAGTCCATCGGTATTACTCGAATACTCCGAGTTCTGAGCTAAGGTCGGATTAAATCCCCTCATTCGGCATGTATAATCCTCGCCTTGATATGTGACCGTGACCGTGGCTTGATTACTCCAATTTTCAAATTTCTTCAACCAAAATGACGTTAACTGCCATGTCCCTGTAAACGTCCTTTTGTTCAATCTCCTAACCCTTACTAACTCCGTACCAGCTTCAGATGTATTAATCGTTTCATCCGGAGTGAACGTCACCTTAAAGCCTGAGTACGGATTCGGTATAGGTGTATTATTGATTTTCAAAAATCTATATCCCAGCATCTTATCGTCCTCCGCTCCTTAATGAATCACCCTTGATGACCTTAGCGACTGCCCTCTGAAGCTGTGAATCGCTAATCTGAACGTAAACCGTTGTATCGCCAGTTGAAAGCTGCATTCCCTTAATTGACTGATTAATCGTGCCGAGCTGTCCTGAGTAATCTGTTACACCATCATGAACAGCCGTGCCGAGCTGAGTTGCCGCCGTTTCGACCTTAGGAACTCCCGACATCATGCCCTTAGTCATCATATCAATCATGTCAGGCATGTATGTATGGAAGTCAGCTAGAGGACCGACATCAGGTTCGGTGAAGTGAAGGAATGACCGAATCACTCCGGCTACGTTACTGACTGCATTTTTAACCCTGCTAATTGCTCCACTGATACCTGAGGAAAGATTGCTCATCATATCTGAACCCCAACTAGCCGCATCCGAAACCACTGACTTGATACCGCTCTTAGCTCCTTCAATGGCATCAACTGCTGCTGTCTTGATCGCTGAAGCTTTGTCAGAGATGCCCGACTTAATTGCATCCCAAGTTGATGAAGCTGTCGACTTGATTGACTCCCATTTTGAGGAAAGACCACTCTTCATGCTTTCAATAGTGCTCGAAACCGAAGAAGTGATTGAGTTCCATTTTTCCGAAGCACTCGCCTTGATGCTGTCCCAAGTAGCTGATACATTTGACTTGATGCCTTCCCAGGATGAACTGATGAAGCTACCAACTGAAGTGACCGCATTACTTATCGTATCAGTGATACCGCTCCATATACTTGAAGCCAACTCTTTGATGCCGTTCCAAGTATCTGAAATGAAGGTTTTGAAGCCTTCCCAAACTCCCGACAGCCATTCAGTAATAGCTCCCCAATTTTGGAAGATGGCAATAACCGCAACAACTGCCGCTACTACTCCGGCGATGACTCCAGCTATTGGAGCCGCCGCCGCTAAGAATCCAGTAATCGCTGGAACAACAGTTCCCGAAAGTACTGCCGCCAAACCTCCACCGGCTCCGAGGGTAGTGATAAGACCGCCGATGCCTGTGACAGCTCCACCGACCACCGTGATGATTGAGCCTATTGATGATATTAACGATCCTAAGATTATTAATACCGGACCGAGTACAGCCGCCAACATTGCCGCCTTGACGATGAACTGCTGTGTCTCGGGGTTAAGTGTTTTCCACCACTCAGACACGCCCTTGATGGCTTCAGAAAGCTCTTGAAGCATTGGGGCGACTGTTTCCCCGATTACCTCTCCGATGTCGCTCATAGCGGTCTTGAGAGAGTTCTGAGCACTGGTCATTTGGTCAATTCCGTCTTGAGTAGCTTCGAACGTATTACTAACCGCTCCAGCTGAATCGTTGACTATTGAAAACGATGAAGCTAAGTCGGTGAAATTGATAGTTCCATTCTTGACAGCTTCATAGACGTTCGCTCCGCTCTTACCGAATAAATCGTAAGCGGCTGTTAGTCCGTCCATGTCACCTGTACCGCTCTTGATGGTGTTTTCAAGCTCAGTTAAGGCTTCATTCATTGTTTTGCCTTCACTGACGGATTTCTTGAGTGCCTTCTGCATCGAACTCATGACGGTTGATACATCAGCCCCACTCACTTCTACTTGAGCCATGAAATCAGCTGCTTGATATGCCGACATTCCCATTTCTTGGAAAGCCGCTGAATTACTTATTAATCCACTCGCCAAGGTATCAACGGAAATGCCTGTCTTCTGCGATTCTTTCGTGAGTACGTCCATCAGGGTTCCAGCATCTTTAACGTCCATTCCGAATGATGTAAGAGCCTTCTGAACGGAATCTATCGAGTTGTTAAGGTCAGTATCATTTATCTTGGCGAATTTAATAAACTCCTTAGATAAGTCCTTAAGTTCATCACCAGTCGCTCCAAATCTCGTATTAATCTCACCAACAGCGACTGAAGCTTCATCGAATGACGTACCGGCTATATCCGAAGAAGTAGCCAACTCTTTCATCAAGTCATTAAGCTTATCCGCTTCCGCTCCTGTAGCTCCTGTTTTTTTAATGACAGTATCCATCGCGCCATCGACTTCGTTGAAGCTGTCGAGTGCCGTCTT